GGCGGGAGAGAGCCTTCCAGCCCACAAGAAAACGCCAACAGAGCATGGAAAAATCTTGGAGATAAACTTGGCTTTGATCACATGACAGTTAAGCCGGAAAATAGCATTAGATTTTTCACCGCTGAAGAAAAGTTCAAACTCCGGGCCGAGGTGGAGAGGTATCGTGTCTATTGTTTCTGATACTTGGGACTACTGGAAAGTAATCAACATGATGTTGAGAGTCCTAAAAGATGAGATTCTGGCACGTGATGGGAAAGTAGTTATTCGACCTGACAGCGGTGATCCTGTTAAGATCATCTGTGGTTATGATCAACCAGAAAACTCTGCTCATGGAGATTTCAGAGCGAAGGGTACAATACAAATTTTATGGGAAATCTTCGGTGGTAAGATCAACGAAAAAGGCTATAAGGAGTTAGACCCTCATATAGGCTTGATCTATGGTGATAGCATTACACTTGAACGGTGTAAAGCTATATGTGAAGGGCTTGAGAAGAAAGGATTCGCTTCTACTAACGTAGTATTCGGGATTGGTAGCTACACTTACCAGTACGTTACTAGAGACACATATGGCTTCGCTATGAAAGCTACTTGGGGTATGATTGATGGGAGACCAATTGACATCTACAAAGACCCAATAACAGATGATGGAGTTAAAAAATCTGCTAAAGGATTACTCAGAGTTAATGAAGATATGACCTTAAGTGAGGAAGTATCTCTAGCAGAAGAAAACGAAGGAATGTTAAAAGTGGTTTTTGAAAATGGTGTATTCTTTGCTGAAACAACCTTAACCCAAATGAGAGAGAGGATACAGGCGACTCTATGATAAAACCTAATACGAAATATCGAATAAAAGGAAAATCAGAATACTTCTTGAAAAAATATGGGACGTGTAATCCTATATTTGTAGCTGATTGTAGAGATACGGATGCTTGGGGAGGTCCGTGGGAAATACAACATGCAAACCCAGCATGTATGCTTTTTGCTATGCGTATAGCTAAAGAACTTCTTGTACCTATGGGAGTTTGGTACGGTCATGTCAATGGGATGGGTGAATGTGTCTGCTCCCATGAACTTGAAGAAATAAAAATTGATTGGTCGGGTATCGGTAATCATACTGATCATGAGGGGTAAATATGAAAGAAAAGCTAAGATTCAAAGTAGGTGATAGAATCAAGGTGACAAGTCAAGACATTTGGGGAGTTATCGTCAGATATGATTGCGGTGGTCAATGGGTGATTCTTGATGATGATGATTCATGGCAAGAAAATACCTGTGAGGCGGAATTAGTTTTTAGAGAATCAGAGTTAAGGCATAGTAAATTGGAGAAAAGATAAGAAGATTAAGAGAGGCTTTCGAGCCTCTCTTTTTTTGGCTCTATTTGAGCCATTTGCTCTTGTTAGCTCCCGCTGGGAACGTCAAAATAAACACTTGACCTTGATTTACTCCTATGCTAGAATAGTTACAACGGGGGAGCCAGCAAAACTAGGGTGCAACGCCCTACTTACATGGAAACGTCGGAGATTCTCAGAGGATTTGGACGGAAAATTCACACCGCTGGTTCCCCTCCTTTTCCCTTCAAAAAATTTTTTGGATTTGTATGTAATATGCGGATTTTAGGCCTCTCCAGAGAGGTATGAAAATATCTACCTCACTCTATCTCTTTATTAAGTAAAAAAAAAGACTTGCGTGGACCTTTTCCTTGGTATATAATATAATCTACTGTCTTTTAGCTTTATAGCCTAGGCTTAAAAAGCTTAAAAAGATTAAAGCTTTATTAATTAAGGTACTACTACTACGTAGTAGTACCCTGTTAAGTCTACTAAAGTAGACTTAACGTACTTAAGGATTATGCCTATATAAAATAAAGCAGTGTTTTAGGACACTGCGTTTATTAACTAATTAAAAAAACCCTAAACACTAACTGCTAGAATTAAATAAGGTAAACTATGAATACATTGAAATTTAATAAAGACCAAAAAATCAGATTATACTTGAGCAAAGATTTCCCTGTGAAATCTACATTCTTCAAGTCACACGTTTTTGAGTGTGTTGTATCTCAAGACTTTGGTACATCTCTTGGGATTAAACAGAAAGTTGTCAACTCTAAAACAAAACAGTGCGTATTGCTTATAAACAAGCAGTTTATTTGCGGTGTTGAGCCTATTGATAGCAAATAACATTGACATGGAGGTTTTTTCATAATATGCAACACGCGGACCCCCCCACTATTGATCTTTTGATTAAAGAATTTAGTCTGTATTTAGACACTAACGATTACAGTAAAGCATATTATTTCCCAGTAAAAGTATTTCTGCTATACTGTGCTGATAAGAAAGTAAACTATCTACTTGTTGAGTTTAAAGAACTGATGGAGTTTATTGCTCACTTAAAAAAGGATCATAAAAACGGTACAGTAAACAATTACATTAAATCTCTAAAGTACTTCTATAACTTCCTAAGTAACTATTCATACATTGAATCAGGGTGTGATTCATTTTCAAATGTGGAGAAAATTAAACAGTTAGCAGTAGACCAAACTATAAAAGAAACGATCACTATAAAAGATATAGATAAAATCGTTGAAGTATCAGCAAGCTATAGTTACCCAATGCATCCATACAGAATGAAAGCTTTACTTTACTTCATGTACTACACTGGACTTCGTAGACAAGAGGTAGTTGATATTAAACGAAAAGATATTAACTTAGAAACAAATGAAATAGTTGTAAGAATCCCAACAAAAAATAGAAATGAAAGAATTGGCTTCTTTCCCAAACGAGCAAAAGAAATATTAGTAAAATATTTTAGGTCTGAACCTGAAATGGAAAACGCTTTTAATTTAACGGTCGGAAAAATAAATACTTTATTTATATTTCTAAAAAACTTCAGAAAGAATATAAGTCCTCACATGCTTAGACATAGTTTCACCCAACACTTAGCTAGTATGGGGGTAGATATAAGGGTGGCACAACAATTATTAGGACATAAATCAATACAATCAACCCTAATATATTACAACCCAAGTTTAGAAACGGTCAGAAAAATCTATCGTCAAAAAATTAGGTGATAATATGTATGATAATGAATTTGAAGTAGTTTCACAGTTCTGCCAAAAATGTGAAGTAGAAAGAGATATAATTGACTTCGTTTGGTCTGATGAGACAGGAGAAATCTGTCGCTTCTGTAATGACAAATACTTTAAGGTTAAATTTTGGGTTTGGGTTGCAATAACATCCTTCATTATCTCAGCAGTTTTCTTAAACTTACTACTGCTCATAGTTAACGCTAAGGTTTTTATTGCTTTTTTTCAACTTTTTAAATTCTTTTAAAAAGTACTTGACTGGACAACTAACGTAACATATAATACTACTAACGAAAGAAAATACACTTATGGCAAAAACATATACAGATTTAAAAAAGAGTAGGGAAATTAGAAAGAAAGTAATCAGTAAATACGGGACGGTACCAACTTCAATTTGGGAAATTCAGTATGGTAGAGATTCTGTCTTTGAATATGACGAGAGAAAACAACAAGCAATAGCTAAGAAGCGTCATAAGAAGATGGACTACGATAAAGAAAGTGATACATTAAAAAAAGCTTTCTGTATGAGTTCCCAAAACGTAAGAGGTACGTCAGAAGATTCCGGTCTTTCAACATTCCCTCCAGACTTAGTTCGTAGAGTCGTTAGGTTCTATTCAGAAGAAAACGACACAGTTCTAGACCCTTTTGCAGGACATAATAGTAGGATGCAAGTTACTTATCAAAATAATCGTAACTATATCGGCTATGATGTATCTGAAAAATTCCAAAAATTTAACCAAGATGTAGCAAGTAAAATTACTACTGGGTTATTAATCAAAAGTGAAAACGATATTATCCTAAAAACAAAATCCTCTGAGAAAATTAACGAAGCAGATGAAAGCGTTGATTTGATTTTTACATCTCCACCGTATTACAAAGTAGAATACTACACAGACGAAAAAGAACAACTTTATTTTAGTGAGTCCTATGAAGTGTTCTTAGATAAAATGAAACTCATCATAAGTCAATGTTATCGGACTTTAAAGAAAAATAAATATTGTGTTTTTAACATTAATGACTTTAGATATAACGGCGAGTTTTACACATACCACTCTGATATAATTAGAATTTTTAGAGAGGTAGGGTTTAAGATACATGATTGTATAATTATCAAATGGCAATCTGCTATCGGAGCCTGCTTTGCTTCTCAAGTTGAAGATAGGAAAGTATGTGCAAAAGCTCATGAATATTTGATAGTAGGAAAAAAGAATGAATAATGGTTATAAAAAATATTCTAGAATTTTCGAGATAGCAGAATATACTGCTCGGAAATGGTATAAAGAATATGATCTGCTTTTTCTTTCGGTGGGAATAGATGCAAAAGATTTAGTTCAAGAAACTCAAATGAAAGCAGTTGAAATAATAAAAAGGAATCCTGATAAAGAATTTACTGATGTTTTTAAATTGTCAAACAGACATATAAAATGGCGACTTCATGATCTATTAGATCGAGCCAAACGAAATACGGTAGTTTTAAAACAACCAGTAAACGGTAATGGTAATGGTAAAAAAGAAATAGAACAGAAAAGAACAATCCCCAGAGTTAAATTTTCAAGTCAGGATGAAGAAAGTAAAAAAGAAGAACTGCAAGAAAGAGTATTATTCCCTGTAGAATTTAATGAAGAAACCATGACGAGAAATAATGGGCGTCATGTATTAAATTTTCAAGAACTTTTAACAGTTCTAGATGATAGGGAATATTATGTTTTATATCGAGTAATGAATTACGATATGAGCATTAAAGAAATTTCAACTAAATTGCATTGTAGTCGCCAATGGGCACATCATATTTACAAAGAAGCACTTAAGAAAACAAAGAAGTATTTAGAAAATCAAAAAAAATTAGGTCTTAAAAATTTTTAGTTTATAAAAACAATCTTCAACATATAAAAAGAAAGGATTATTTATGGCTAAGGCCGCCACTAAAGAAAAGAAAGAAAAACAGGTTAAACCTCCTGTTGACAGTAAAGTACTATCTCTAGATAAGTTAAAATTTTTACATTTTTTGAGGCTTATCTGTTTAAAACAAGATATTGAAAACAAAGAAGCTTTGATCTCATTTAGAAAGAATGGTATATCAAGTCTAATCGTATCTGCTAGTAAAACATTAGCTATCGGATCAACCTATACAGGCGGAGCTACTGATTTCCCAGAACTAGGGGATATTGGCATCAGCAACCTACCTGCTTTCATTAAGTTCATTGACTCTCTAGGAGAAGTTGTTTTAATTGAGCAGAGTGGTAATAAACTTGTGTTGTCATCTGGGAAAACAAAAATCTCAGTAGTAACACAAAATGCAGATTATATTGCTAATAAATTAGAGCAAAGTAAATTTGAATCAGTATATAATTCAACTAAGGGATTTTCTCTCATAGTTCCTCAAAGTATCTGTAATGACATTGTTAATAAATTCAATGTTGTTAACAGCGATAATCTCACCCTAAAAGCAAAAAACAATAAGCTTATTCTAACCGTACAATCAAAACTGGATGAAACTAAACTGGTATCTGAAATTTCAGATAATGTAGCTGATGAATTTAATTTCACAGTATCTAAATTTCTACCTACAATTTTAAGTATGATTTCTGATGAGACAGTTTTATCTTTAGCTAAAGATAATGCTAATGCCGTCTGTATTGATTACCTTACAGATAATTTTAACATAACTTATCTTATCGCACTTCAAAGCGTAGAGGAATAAAATGTCTGAGCTTACTGATCTTATTTGGGTCGAGAAATATAGGCCTAAAACTTTTGATGACCTTATCTGTGAACATAAGGAATTATTACAACGTTACCTTGAAAAGCCTAAGCAGATGCCAAGCTTTATATTTTACTCTCCTAGACCAGGAACTGGTAAAACTACAGCGGCCAAAATCTTAGCTAAGTCAATGAACGCTGATCTATTACAAGTCAATGCCTCTGATGAGAGAGGTATTGATGTTATTAGAGATAAGATCAAGCACTTTGCTCAAAGTATGTCAATGAACCCAGACGTTAAGAGATGTATCTTTCTTGACGAAGCTGACGGGCTGACTAAGCAAGCTCAAGAATCAATGAAATCATTGATGGAAACGTATTCTAAAAACTGCTTCTTTATTCTTAGCTGTAATGACTTTGCAAAGATTATTGAGCCTATTAGATCGGGTAGATGTAAGGGTTTAGACTTTAGTTGTCCAAAAAATACAGAGATTTTTGATCGTCTACTTAAAATATGTGAGGCCGAAAAGTTATATATTGAAAAAGAACAAGTAGCTAACCTTATGAACGTCAACTATCCTGATATTCGTTCAATGATATTAGCATTACAAAATGCACAGTTAGATGGCACAACCACTCTAGTAAATATTAAGCAGTTTAATGACTTCTTAACAGCTATGCATAAGAAAAATGTAGATTTTGTATATCAACAAGTATACTCTGGCAAATTTGATATGAAAGGTTTTGTTAGTTATTTCTTCAAACGTATATTTGAAAAATCAAAAACAATGCCTATAGATAAGCTATCTAAAATAGCATTACTCTTAGCAGATATTGAGAAGTCTTGGACTATAGGGGTAACCTATGAGATAGTCTTTCTCAGTAACATTGTTGAAATCATGAGAATAACTTAATGGTAAACAAATGTAAATGTAAAAAATATGAAAAGCTCTTTGGTAAAATTGAGCAACTGCTTGAAGATTTTGATTCTTATCAAAATGAAGATCGACAATATACCACCGTCGAGCGAGTATATGCAACTAGGATAGATTGCACTATCGGGCGGTTGATGACCGCTTAAAATTAAAGGAAAAATTAAATGTATTTAGATATGCTCAAAACCATCTATACAAAAGAAATTACTGAGACTACAAATGAGATCGGTTATTGTATTGGCTTAACTAAAAGCTTATCAAAAGACCCTGACAATTTAAAAGTATTAAAAAATATTGTTAAGTATCTATTCTATGTAGACCCAGAACATTATTTCTTTCTATTGTTCTTTTTTATACCTAGAAAAAGTCATATCCCTAGATTAGTTAAAGTAGAGAAAGTAAAAGACAAAGCTCCTACTAAACTGCTTGATAAACTTCAATCTGTATTAGAATGGTCTAATAAAGAATTAGAATCAAATAAAGAAATATTTGAAAAAACTATATTAACAAACAAAAAACATTGGAAAGCAGAACTAGGAGTTTAATAATGAGTGTATTTAATCAACTAATTAAAGATCAATTCTCTTATGGAGGACAGAAGTACGCAAGTTCAGCAAGCGGTAAAGAGGCAACAGATTTTCTTTTTCAACATCATACTCATAGATGGTTAATTGGAACTATTGACAAGTATACTTATCGCTATAAAAACGTTGCTAGAGAGCGTGACCTTCTTAAAATAGCTACCTATATGTATATCTTGTGGCTCAAGAGAGGGTTTCATTTGAAAGATGAAGGAACAGAAGAAGTTATTAACACAAGTATAGAAGCAAAGGTAAATTCTTTTGAGAGATTCATTACTAGATTTGGTGCAGATAAGGGAGAAGGTTATATTTTAGGAGAAGAACCTATCGAACTTATAAGTAATTGCATGTGTGCTTGGTCACTATCTTCATTTTGTTCAATTAAAGAATCAGAGATTTTTAAAGTATATTTCCTTTCTTACTTAGAATGGAACAAACGTTTTGCTGATAAAGCAGGTCAGGATGCAGACACCTATAATGAACGAGTTAATCAAGAATCCAAATAAAGTTATATTTGTAGATTGGGGAATCTTTCTACATAGATCAGTATTTGCTTGGGCTAAATTACAAACAGGAATCCCTCCCCAATATACTGCTCTAAATATGATGATGTCTAATTTAAAGATGATCGGTATTCAACCAGATGATGACATTATCGTTGCTATTGATGGACGTGGTAACTGGCGTAAAGATGTAGACCCAGAGTACAAAGCAAATAGGAGAGCAATAAGAGACAAATCAGGTATTGATTGGGGAGAGCAGTTTCAAAGGTTTAACGAGCTTATCGAAAGGCTGAAAGAAGGAACACCGTTTCATTATATCAGAATTGAAAAACTAGAAGCGGATGATATTATTGCTGTTGGCGTGAAATTATTCAGCGACAGGGAATGTATCATCATATCGAGCGATTCTGATTTTGAACAACTCACAGCCTACAAAAACGTGAAACTGTTTTCCCCTGTCAGTAAGACATATAAGGTAGTAGATAATCCTTATAAAACGATAAGTAGTAAGCTAAAAAAAGAAAAGACCGACAATTTATTGTCCCCTGTATTAGATGAGTCAGACTTCAAGCGTAGACATATGTTGGTGAGTCTTTTAGACTTACCTGAAGATATTGAGAAAAAAGCCCTTGACAGGCTAACCGACTTACAGTATAATAGTTATGATCTGTCACACATACCGTTTAAGTCATTACAAGAGAAGTTTTTAGACATTTTTAATAACGAGAAACCAATAACTTTTGAAAAGTCTTTAAAAACTATAGACAAAAAAAAGAAGAAAAAAGCGAGGCTAAAAAAGAATGTATACAGTAACAAGAAAATCCTTTAAAGGTGATATGCTTGAGCTACAACCAGTAGACAAGCCTGACAGCAAACCCAAGTGGTTCTTTCTAGATGGAAAAGTCAAGGGTTTTGCCCAAAATATCAGCAAAGGTGATGCAATTGATTGTACAATGGAACAACAAGGAAAAAATGCTATGATCACCTTTATCAAAAATGGTCAAGGTGGAGGTCCTAGTGGTGGTGGAGCACCTAAAACTGCTTGGAAAGGCTCAGGTGGTGGCTCTAGAAACGATCCAAAAGTACAGAGAAGTATTATCAAACAAACTATGATGAAATCGGCCGCAACTATCGTTTCTGGTCTTGATGGAGTTACTCTTGAAAATGCATATGATATTACAGAAGAACTGTATATGAAAATGCTTGCTAAGATTGAAGAAGTAGATGAAGCGCCTCAAGCAGAAGTAACCGCTGATGCTGGAGTTCAAGTCATTAATACTGACGATAATAGCGAACAAATTCCGTTCTAACTTTAGGAGACTATTTTGGACAACCAAGAATCTAGGGATTATATTTTAAGATATTTGAAGGTTCTTGTAGAAAAATTTGAGTCTCAGAAGTCAAAAAAAGAGCAGATATTTACTTGTCCTTATTGTAAAAGAGAAGTAGTATCTGCTCAATTTTTACCTAACTCTACAAAGATATATTGCTTTGCATGTCAAAAAGGTAAGACTATCATAGAGATTGCTTCTGAACTTGATGAGAAATGTAAAGGACTTTCTACAAATAAAATAGCTTTCTATCTAAGAGATGAACATGGTATAAAGTTACCTATAATAGAAAAATTATTTTATTTAGAATTTTATGAAAAATTTGGATTCGATTTAGTCCCAATAATACGTAATGGAAAAGCTCCATTTGAAATGGATTGGGTCAACGTTGAATATAAAGAAAAAGAAACTTGGATAAAGTGGCTCAATAGCGGTTACAATATTGGAGTTAAGACAGGTAAGAAATCTAATCTTACTGTAGTTGATATTGACACTCATGAAGTCCCCAAAATATTAGAAAAAGTTGTAACATTAAAACAAAGAACTAAGAAAGGTTATCATCTGCTTTTTCAATATGAAAAAGATATTCCCACTAGCAGGATTGATAATTTAAAGATTGATATCCTCAATGATGGTAAACAGTTTGTTGTTTACCCCTCTGTTGTTGAGGGTATAGGTAGACATTGGAATTTTCACACTCTTGATGGAGCAGAGATTCCAGTAATGTCAAAAGAAGTTAAAGAATTTATTTTATCTAGAGTTTCAAAATCTACTAACCCCATCACATTAGCTGAACAAATAAGTAAAGAAATTCAAACAGAAGAATTTGATACTAATACTCTAGTAATACCAGACGGTCAAAGAAACCAATCTCTGATTAAAATTGGAGGAATCCTAAGAAAACAACTCAACACTCAGCAGACAGGATACGTATTAGAATTTTTTAATAAGCATTTTGTTAAACCTTCTCTCCCGGGACATGAACTCACAACAGTAATTAGGTCTTTAGATCGCTACACTTCATCTGATGAAAGAGATTTGGCTAATCAAATTCTTGAGTATATGAGTTATGCTGAAGATGTAACAAGTAAAGACGTAGAGCAAGCTATAGGAGAAAAGAAGGGACGTATTGATAAAGGTCTTAGCTATCTACTAAAAGAAAAGTTTGTTGTAAAAAGAGGACGCCTATTTCATTTGATTAAGAAGATGAGATGGCGTAGAGATTTTCCTAATCTAGAAAACCAAGTACCGTTTAAAGTACCTTATTTCCATGACGTAGCAGTATTTAATTGGGGTGACATGTTATTGTTAGGCTCTAAGTCAAAGTATGGGAAAACGACCATCAGTATGAATATAGTGGCAGACTTAGTAAAGCAAGGCATAGACCCCTATTACATCTGCTTAGAGACAGGGAGTAGGTTTGTTAAAACAGCCTGCTCCCTTGGCGTCAAAGAAGGAGACTTTAACTGGACCTTTGAAAGTGATCCAACAAGAATTGAATTAGAAAAAAATTCAGTAACTATTATAGATTGGTTACTGATTCAAGATAAAGCTCAAACTGATACAGTAATGCAATATTTTAGCGACCAATTATATCGCTCAGGTGGCTTCCTAATTATCTTCATGCAGTTGAAGAAAGATGATGAATGGTTTGCTCCTAATATGGTTATGCAATTCCCTTCTCTGGCCGCTCGTTATCTATACGAGAAAGACAGTGACGGGATTCTTGGTAGCTGGCATGTGGACGTTATTCGTGAATCAAAAAGACGCATGAAAACAGGCACTATACCTTGTAAATACTTTTGGGATGAAAAAACTCTCAAAAGAATTTCAGACATAAGTGAGGAAAAGTATGGAACAAGCAGTGATGAAAATCTATCTGGCGGGCTATATACAGGGGACTAAGCTAGAACAATGTGTTGCTTGGAGACGTAAGATTAGAGAACATTATCATAATTGGAAGGGTGGAGATTCTTATCCCGTTACTTGGTTAGACCCTCTTAATGGTAAGAACTTTGCTACTATAACTCCAGACGGTTTAAAGTCTAGCGTTCCAGGACCAGCACTTGTTCATAGAGATTATAAATGCGTAAAATCTGCTGACTTATTAATTGTAAATATGGATACTTTTGGTGAGCCTCGTCCTTTGACAGGCACTATCTATGAATTAGCTTGGGCTTGGGTAGATCATAAGCCTGTAATTATAATAGCTACAGAACAGCAATACACTGAACATCCTTTCATTAAAGATACTGCATCTATGATTGTTAGTAGCGTTGATGAATTGGTTGATACGAAGTATATTAATTACTTCTATAAGGGGATGAGTAGTGCCTTATATTAATCAAGAAAATCGTGAAAAATTTGAGAGTATGTTAAATGAGTTTCCAGATTCTTGTACTCCTGGAGACCTCAACTATATCATTTCTCAAATATCTAAAATGTATGTCGAAAACAAAGGCGTAAATTATACTCATCTAAACGATGTGATAGGTGTGCTTGATGGAGCTTCAAAAGAATTTTATCGTCGTGTAGTAGCACCGTACGAAGATAAAAAGATAATTGAAAATGGGGATATTTATGATTAGAGGAAAACAAGATGTTAATAAAATTTCAAAGACAAGATGCTATTACAATATTTTATCTTGCTGATGATGAAATAACTTTTAAAATAGTAGAAGAAGAATTTAAAGAACAGTTGGAAAAACTGAAAATAAAAGAAGTAACGGAAGAACAGTTCCTTAAAAACTTATATATCTTAATGGCTGAGAACCCACAGTGGTTCGCATTGTGTTGTTCGGGCGGATTACAAAAATTTATGGGTAGAAAAATAGAAGTAAACGAAACCGGGCATTTACTTTTAAAAGGAAAAGAGGTTAAAGAAGAAGATGTTGAAAAATATAAACAGATTTATAGACTCTCTATGCGACACGATCTCAAAGGTAGCAAAGGAAGTAAAGACGGAGACAGCCCCAATAGTAGAGAAGATAACTCAAAAAGAGAAGAAAAGTAAAGAGCGTGAGTTAAGAAGCCAACAACATCAAAATATGATTGATGAGTTGCAAGAATCAAATAGGCGTCTTGCAGAACAGATGGTTGCCCATCAAAAAAAAACTGTGAACGAGGAACAGCCTCAACAGGACCTAGATGAACATAGAGGTGCTAGAGTATCTCCTGATCAAGTCTATATGTGTTGTAATTGTTACTCACATCATCCAGTAGAGTATACATGTACTCGTAACATTTACAGACCGGAAGGATATTAACATGTTTAAGTTAGACAAAGATTTAATTATTGTAGATGTAGAAACTACAGGAGTATCTTATGATACTTCAAGTGTTATTCAATTAGGAGCTGTTAAATTTTCAAAGAGTGGAGAAATAGGGTCAACCTTCTTAACTTACATACTGCCCTATACAGATGAATGGACTGAAGAATCAGCAAATGTTCATAAAATCTCAAAAGCACATCTTATCTCTGACGGGCTTTTTGTTAGTGACGCATTAGAAGAATTTGAAAAATGGACAGGCAATCCAAACAATCTTTATATTGCTCAATGGGCATGTGGTTTCGATTACAATATGATGTTAGGAGCTTACAAGTATTGTGATAGAAAAATCCCTTATAGCTTTAAATCATATGATATTGCTTCAATTGTTAGATTTGTTTTAGCATGTCAAGGTAAAATAACTTATTATGGATGTCATAAATGTGCAAGGCTTCTTGGTGTTGACACTAGAAACTATAAAGCTCATGACGCACTAGATGATGCAAGAATTACAGCAGAGTGTTTAAAAAAGGTGATAGAATATGTGGAGAAAGCAGACCCGAGTATTAAGCCGTGTAGATGTGATAGTCGCATTACTGAAAGAAAAGAAACTACCTCACAATCTAGCCTTACTTTCTAGAGTAGAAGGTAGAGGGTCAGATGATCTTGATGTAGTAAAAGAACGGTACCGTACTTATATGATTCGCAAATTAGAATTTCAACAAAATGTTATCCTTGAGCAGTTGATCCGCACACGTGATCAAGACTTGGATGATTTCTTAATCTCTAAACATTTTTACAAAGAAAATGTTCCTAAAAACTGGCCTGTGAAAATAGTCAAATGAAAATAAAAACTAAGATACTTGAGCAGAGGTTAAAGAAACCTCTAAAAAGAAAATTCATTAGTTTAGGATTAGACACTGCTAGTAGAACTGGTTGGGCTACAGTAAAGATAGGGACAGTTTCAACTGAGATTGATTATGGATTTGTTGATGTTAAATCTAAAAGTATGTATTTTAAATTTGATCAAATGATTGAAATCTTTGGTCAGTTGTTGCGTTTAATGCAACAACCCCTATATGATAAAGTAGTTGTTATTGAGGACGTATTCTTTGGTCGTAATGTACACACAACGAAATTACTTGCACGGATAGGGATGATAGTGTATGTTCTATGTAAGTTATCTAGCTTACCAAAATATTTCTTATTAGCTACTCAAGCTAGATGTAAAATTGGTATCAAAGCAAATATGAAAAAGAATTTTGTACATGAGCGTTTAGAACAAATGCTAAAACTTGGCATCACAGACGAAGATGCTGTTGATGCAGTAATCCTTGCTCTAGCAGGAGCAATAAAGGAAGAAAGTCTATGGGAAGAAGAAAAAAAATAGTAGAAGAAGAACCTAAACAAACACAAGCCTCTCTATTAGCAGACTTAAGAAAAGCTGGATTTCCTATTAAATATGCTAATGAAATAGTGCAGTTAGATAGAATCAAAACAGGGTTGTTTGCTCTTGACTATGTTCTCGATGGAGGTATCCCTCAAGGTGAGGGAGGTTATAAAGTTGAGTTCTTTGGCCGTGAGTCTAGTGCTAAGTCAAGCTTCTGCTTAAAAGTAATTGCTAAATTTCAATCATTAAAAAAGAAATGTTTATACGTTGATGCTGAAGAATCATTTGATGCAGGATGGGCTTCTATTTTAGGAGTAGATATTGATAAATTAGTTATTGCTCAACCAGAATCTCTTGAGCAAGCGGGAGATTTAATGATTAAAGCAGTTGAAGATTTCGATTTGATTGTTTTAGATTCTGTCCCAGCATTAGTACCTGAAAGAGAATTAGAAGGCTCTCTTGAAGATATGACAATGGGACTTCATGCAAGAATATACGCTCAGATGTGTAGGAAATTAGCAAAAGAACTTGCGACTAAAATGACTACTATTATTTTTATCAATCAAATGCGTGAGAAGATTGGTGGATATGGCAACTCAGAAACAACTCCGGGTGGCAGAGCATTAAGACATTTTTATAATGCACGTGTTCAATTTAAAACTACTCAGTTTCTTGAAGTAGGTGTTAAGGAAAAGAAAGAAAGAATCGGCTTCACAAGTGCTTTAACTTGCCCTAAAAACAAGAAAGGTAAACCATATCGTAATGCTTCTACAGATTTTTATTATGATGGGTTTATTGACAACAAAAAAACTCTCTTGTATGCAGGGATAAAGTATGGTATAATTCAACAAGGTGGACCTTACTTTACTTATAATGATATAAAGAAACAAGGGTCAAAAGCTTTCTGTGAAGAATTAGATGAAGAAACTTGGCAAAAAATAGAAGATGAAATTTGGGAGCGTTTAAAATGATGAACAAGGGGATGCAATGGTTGTTATTAAAAGCAGGATTAAAAAATAACCCTCCTAAAAAAAGTCTTTTAAATATACATAAGGATATTGAGAAGTCTAAAAATAAAAGGAAGAAAAAATGAACTATAAAGCAGTAGAACAATTATGTGAACAAGAAGATGGAGCGGGGTTACAATCTATTCTTGAAAACTTACAATCTTCTTTTGATATTGTAGAGGAACATTCTGCAAAAATGAGAGACTTTGATTTAGATGGTAGTTTAATAGCTGATATTATTCAACGCTCAAACGGTGTTTGGGGAGAGCTTAGAATTTCTTTCAGTACTATTGATACATGTAAATCAAATAAAGAATTAAGATACTTTCACCAAAAGAAAATGGAAGTAGATGCTGACACAGGTTCAAAATTCAATGCCTCTGCAACAGAAAAAGAAGCAAGAGCAACTACAGTTGCAGAACGTAGAGTAAGAAATATCATTGAAGCTTATATGGCAGTAGCAGACCGTACAATCATTACAGGACAATCATTACTCAAGAAGATAGAACTAGACAAACAACGAGCTAATCTACAAGAAGGATAATCTTTGATGCAAGGCTTAATGAATATTGCTAATGTTGGTCGCCATATTTATCTTTTTTATAGAGATGAAACTGGCAAGCAGAAAATAATTCAAGATACTAATTTCTATCCATTTTTCTATGAACCTAATGTGAATGGAAAATTTATCTCTTATGATGGGCAACGTCTTGAAAAAGTTCTTTGTGGTGACCCTAATGAAGTAAATAAAATGCGTTCATCTAACAGTTATAGTAGTGATGTTAGATATGTAGTTAATTACTTAATCCACAATAAGAAAAATGAAAATTTTGAGGGTAAACCAAAGTACTTTTTTATTGACATTGAGATATTGACAGAAGATTTACCTGACGTTAAAAAAGCAAATAAGCCTGTATCTTGTATCACTATATACAACTCTCAGAATAAGCAGTATATCAGCTTCTTTATTGAAGATTATAGTGGATCACTACAAAAAAGAGAATCAGATTTGCTCAATGCTTTTGTTAGCTATTTCAAAAAAGAGTCTCCTGACATGTGGCTCAGTTGGAATGTCAATTTCGACTATCAATATCTACATAACCGCATTAAAAACTTTGCTAAATTAATTAGCCCTATCAGCCAATCAAGGTCAAGTAGAGAAAAAGATGTATACTACCCAGCAGGGGTAAGTATCTTAGACTATCTTACTATGTTTAAGAAAGTAAACTTAAGAGAATCTTCATATAAGCTTGATGCTGTAGCTGAGAAGCATTTAGGGGTAGGTAAAGTACATAAAGAAGTTGACTTCAGCAAACTAACCAAAGAGATTAAAGAGCGTAATAAAGAGGATGTAGAACTGCTAGTTAAGCTTGAAGCAAGGTTCAATATCATAAACTACTTTAATGAGATTCGTAAGTTCTCTAAAGGTCTTTGGGAAGATGTGTTTCACAACTCAATGATTATTGACAGTATTGTTTTGAATGAAGCTCATAGAAGAAGAATCATTCTCCCTAATAAGAAAACTAAAGAGGAAGTAGGGGAAGATGAATTGCAGGGAGCTTATCGTAGATCAGAAGATGGGTTACATTTTAAAACATATAAAGCAGATGCGGGAAGTATGTATCCTAATATGATTGCCAACTTCTGCTTAGATACTTCAAACATATTAGATGATACTTCAATACATCAGATTCCAAAAGACGCTATTTTAGTTCAAGGAAATATTTTTAAACAAGATAAAAACGCTTTGCTTCCTTATCTCTCTGTACAGTTCATGGAGATAAAGGATACTCTTAAAAAGAAACTAGCAGAAACAACTTTAGGCTCAAACGAAAATAAAGTTATTCAAATGAAATATGATGCTTACAAAGGACTCGTAAACAGTTTATTTGGAGTAACTGCTTTTCCTTCTTTTAGATTATATGATAATAGAGTTGCTTCTTATATTACATATCTTGCTAGGGACCTATTACATTATATAGAAGATCATATGAGTTCTAGTGGTCATAAAGTTATTTATACTGATACTGATGCTTTAATGTATAAAACCGAGGATGGTAAAGACAGAACAGACTTTATCAATCGTCTAGTACAAAGTTGGGCTAAAGAGAAGTATAATAAAGACAGTGTAAATCTTACTTTTGATAATGAAGGAATGTTTACTAAACTCTTAATTGTGGGCAAGTGTCATTATTACGGATACATACTCACTAAGAAAGGTATAAAGAAAGAAATTAAAGGGATGGAAGTTAAGCGGTCCTCTAGCTCAAAGTATGAATCATATTTTCAAGACGCTCTAATTAATAAAGTTCTAGACAAAGAACCTAGAGCAAAAATAATAGATTGGATTGATTTAGAAAAAGAAAGAATTAAAACTCGTCCTTTTGACGAGATAGCTTTCCCATGTAAAATTGCCAATAGAGAATATAAAAATGAACCTATTTTTGTAAGGGCATATGCAAATACAAAATTAATAAATGAAAACTTTCATCTTAACATTGGAGAAACTTTCTATTACCTCTATGTTAAACCTATGGGAATGGATGAAAAAGGAAAAGACATTAATGTTCTAGCAATTACAAAAGAAAATCAAAACTTCATTGATCGTCAGCGTGTAGATTGGTCAGAGATTACTCGTAGAAACATTAATTCTAAAGCAGATACTATCTTTGAAGCTATTGATTGGAAACAAAAGAACCAAGCATTAGCTAGAATTACACTGTTCTGAGGAGAATAATGAAAAATATTTACATTTGTAATATAGTAACAAAAAGCACTAGTCAATGTGAGACAGTGCATTTCGGAGAATATGAATTTGAATTGCTGATAACCCATATTGATAAAGCAAAATATAGGATTTCCAAGATTGATATTTTAAGCGATTCAATTTATACATTAAATCGTACTGTAGAAGATTACATTAAGAAAGATGTTAATCTAGTAAAATAATAACAGAAAATAACGGAGGATGAATATAGATGAAAAAGGTATTAGTTTTAGCGGTTGCTTTGAGTATGATCTTTGCCCCTAGCTTGTATGCTAGTTTTGGTGGAGGAGCTTTATTTAGTGATGAATCAATTAATCAAAATCAGGGACAAGCACAAGGTCAAGGACAAGCACAAGGTCAACTTCAAGGTCAGGGCCAAGACCAAGATCAAGGACAGCATCAGAGTATTTTGGGGTCTGGAAATAGTTCAAGTCGTTCTTCCAGCACATCAGAATCAGATAGTTTTGCCGTACAAGGACAGATTCAAGGTAACAGAAATGAAGGAAATCAAGGGTCTGCAACTGTAGTTCAAACTTACGAGGAAGTACGTCAATTCCCTCGTCACATTGGATTACAAGCGGCCTACGGAACAGAAACAGCACAGATGTCTATTGGTGGATTAACACTGTCTGACACTGCTCCTCATGTTATTGCTCAGACAAAAATGGCTATCCTAACGTCAGCACTTGAGGCAGGGGTTCTTGATGATATTGAAGTAAGAAATGAAGTTTTAACAATGCTCGACCAGCTGAATATACAAACAAGACCTAAGCGTATTCTTAGCTATGGTCCAAGAACTTCTGGTAAACATTTATTCAACTTATTCGGTATTATCTCTACTGATTCTTATCGTGGGCACGGAGCAGACGGGGAGTAATTTATGCCTAAAGGGGTATATAAAAGAAGTAAAACTACTTGTGAGAACCTTTCAAAATCTAAAATGGGTAACACATATGGTAGTTTTAAGAAGCCTAAAGCAGAGGAATCTTATAGGTGGAAAGGAGACAAAG